CAGTGCCCTCCCAATACACTCGTGCAGCGGCCTGAAGTGCTTGTCATAGAAGTAGTCGAGCTGGGTATTTCGGAAATGCACCTCGTCAAGTGGGGTCACTATACATTCATCACGTAAGGGGCAGTCACCACAGTGGTCGGTGTCCTCCATCATCCTCCCGAAGTCACTCCGGCAGTCTGATATGGACGCGCCTTCAAGTTTCGCCATCATCCCTCCTCGGCTTGCTGTTCGGACTCGTCACTGAGTAGCACACCGCGCCGGAATCTACGGTATGATTTTGATGCCTTGCCCCACGGGGAATCGCCAGGCTTCCACTTCGATTTCTTGGCGCCACTTCGGTGGGAACGCCTACTCAAGGGAACACTCATCACCCCTCCTCGGCTTGCTGTTCGAGCGGATATCTTGGACACTTCTCCCACCCAAGACCAGCAGCAAGATTACAATGTTTAGCATCCATCCCCGTCCGCTCACATTCGTCTGGGCGTTGGTCAACTCCACTAACGTGCGAGATGCGTGGACATTCCAGGCTAATCCTGGCCCGCATGTCATCCACCCTGCGCTCTAGCTTCTTGACGTAAGCGCAATACTCGGCGAACGCCTCCTGTGCGTGTGGCGGTTCGGGTGCGTTACGGTGTCGGTCGTCGTGAGCCTCACAGACGTTCATCACGATCGTCCATCATCCCCTCCTTTTCCGGTACTATCGTCCCATTTTTGTGGTATCTCGTTCTCTGCCTTCGCTAAACCTAATTACGTTTCCGTTATGGTTAGGGCTAGTACCACTCGTCAATGAGCCAGAACGCCCATGCGTTCACCGGACTGCCATACCTGTCGCGTATGTAGCTGAGCATCCCATGTATCTCGCTCATCATGTCGCCGTTGACGACTCCGTACTTTGTACGGTTAGAGAGCGTGAGTTGTCCAAGTCCCATCGCGCTACTGTTTGGATCCGCACACGGTATGCCCACGCGGGAGTCCGACTCAGCATCGCATATCCACACAGCCGCGTTCATGTTCGCATCGTCTGACCATGTGTACTCGGGACAAGTCGCACGAATCGCTGCAGTCACATCGTTGACCGGGACGCGCTTCACGCCCCTGCTCGTCACGGGTGTAGACGCACGCAGAGCCTCCACAAGTTCCGCTTCCGTGAGTATCAGCGCGTTAGCGGTAGCAGAGAGTTCGTCGCTCAATGACACGTTGCGGTACATAAGTGTCGAACACTCTACTGCTAGTGCTGCTGTGCGGGATTCCTCTTGCGCTATCTCTACGTGGAGAGAATCTACCTTGTCCTCTAGCGTGGCGATGTTGCCGTTGAGCATCGTCATATACCAGGTGCAACAGACGACGGCAACGGCTATCAGACACGGTGCGAACAACGCTCGTAGTCTTATCTTCGTCATGGGCTTCATGTATGCTCCTGCCTTTCGGGTGCATTTTCAGCCCACACCAGGCTTAGTGCTTCCAGGTGTGAGCAATACGCTTTGGCGGGGTAGGCACAGGTGCAAGAATCTTGCAGTATGCCGTTCTCCATGAACAGCTTTGTCTGGTACTCCCCGTGGTCGCCGCGTACTAACGCCCATATCCCGCTAGAATCAGCTTTGACGATTCGGACTCTGCGTTCGGATATGAGGCGAAGTGCCTTGTTGTGCTTCGTCACTCTTGCCATATCTCCCCCAGAATCTCACCTACGCTCGTTTCCCTGCACTTGCGTTCGAGTTCGTATGCCTGGAGGTTCTTCAAGAAGTGGCTCCAGGTCTGGTTGCTGGTGAAAGCCTTGCGTACCGAGAAGTTGCCCTTGTTGGTCAGCTTCACTAGCAGACAGCCGCGAACCTTCTGCATCGGCACCCAACCCCTGTCAGTCTGCATGATGTCCGCTCGGCGGTAGGCGGTCTGCTGCATGGCGTGGGCCTTGTCCCAGGCTCCCGTTTTCCAATCCACTAGATACTTGTAGCCGTCGATACGCACCAATGCGTCAGCGCGTCCGGCGTACTTGAAGTGTTCGTTCACCATAAGCATCTCGGATGCTAGGAACGTGGGACGGTGCTTCTCACAGAAACCCTCCCAGGCAGCTATGTATGGCTCTGTCGCGGGAGTTAGGGGTACGTCTAGTCCCTTGATACGCTTTTCTATAATCTCGTGTACCTCGGAGCCTAGATTACGCGCTCTGTTGCAAGCAGCCTCACCACCCTCGGATGCGAATTCCACCGCTGCCTCGCGTCCTTCGAGTGCCGCTATGGTGTCGAGAGTGCTGGCGGTGTTCACGCAGAACTCAGCAGTCTGCTTTATGTACCATGGCTTCAGCCAGGGCTTCGCATGAAGGTTGCAAATGGTGGTTACTCGGGTGAAGCGTTCGTCGTCTATGATGTAGTGGGTCTGGTTGGTTTCTATAGACATGCTACACCGATACCTACTGCGAGAGAGACGGCGGCGAGTGCGGCGAATATTGCCGCAGGTGCGGCATCGTTCTCGGCTACTGCGCCAAATACAGCACCGATCATTAGCCCACACCAAAACCCGCAGATAATCCCGAAGATGATGTCCCAGTTCATACCTACTCCCCCTTCGCGCCAGTCTGCGCCGTCAGCTTGAGTGCTGCTAGGTCTAGCTTCGATAGCTTGCCGAACTTCGCGTGGTCGGTTCCCTTGCCGTCGATATAGCATCCGAGCCGCTTGAGTTCCGATGCGAGTGCTTCCGTGTGGTCGTTCTTCTTCGCAGAGTCTACGAGTTCACGGAGTCCTTCTGGCTCGGGTTTGGACTTCTCGGTAGGTACAGATTCCGCGGATTGGGACTTCTTGGCAGGTGCAGATTCCGCACGCCTCACCTTCTCCATCTCCTCGCGGGACGGTCGCTTGTCGCCGTGGAAGGTGAGGTTGGCAAGCGCACGACCAATAGCGGAAGTCTCGCAGTTCTCGATGTGCGCGTTCTTGTTCACCATGCCGTCGCCCTTTGTTTCCGCAGCCCACCCAGAAGCGAGTGGTAGGTCGCGTTCTTGCTCGGGTGCGGCACAGAACAGGTATGCGCGGAACAGCACCCACGACCAATCAGCAGAGTGTTCGACGGGATAGGTTATTACACGCCCGTCTGGGTACTTCTCGAAGAACTTGGGTAGGCGGTCTTTCACTTCCTCGTAGTTCTCGATGTTGAACTTCACTAGCCCTCTCCCCTTTCGTGTAAGACACTCTCTCCACACTTCGGACAAGTATCGTGTTCGCAGTAGTCATGCTCTACTTCGTCTGGTGGTACGTAACTCGGGTCGAACTCCACACGCAGGTCACGGACGGCTGGAGTCACGGAGCGAGTGATGTAATCCACTATTCGCTCTGTGTCGCCACCGCGCTCTATCAGCTTCCCCGCTTCGGCACACAGGGCTTGCGGAAGTGTCGCTATACCGCTGTTGTCTGTAGCCGCGAACAGGGATGCCACATACTTGCAGCGAGTGAGTTGCGGGTTCGATATAGCACACGCTTCACACACCATAGCACGCGCCGTTTTCATGGCTTCGCGGAGTCCGTTGTCTGGTGCTAGGACTTCCGCTATCTCCGATGTGGCGTTCCAGCGGTTCACATCCAGCATACGCTGTACTACTGCTTCGGCTGAAACATCTTCGATGATGGCTTGTACTCGGGGGTTCACTCCTCTACCTCCACGCCGTACTCCTTGAAGGCTTTGAGGATGGCATCCTTGCGGAGTGCGGTGGCAGATACCTTTTTGCAACAACGCCAGTCCTCCGCTATCTCGTCTATCGTGCGACGGGCTGGACGGACGTGCTCGTCCTTGAGAACCGTCGTCCGGCCCTCGTTTGTTTCTACGACGTGATCGCCGCGCCTTGTCAGTCCGACGTAGTGAAACCGCAACCAGCCATATCCAAGTGGTTCTGATACGTCGACAATCACACGTCCTTCTACTGGTTTCCCGTTCTCAAACTTCTGCATCACACACCCGCATCCAGGATTGCGAACAGGAGAGCACGATCGTCAACACTCAGACACTTTTCTCGGTCAACCGCAAGCGCGAGTGCAGTCCAGAAATCCTCTATCGCACGTTCGATGCGCTCCTCACGCGTGTACGGATACGGCTCGATGGCTTCTGCGAGAACCCACTCGGTGGGGTTCGGATTTCCTACGTGCTCCATGTCGTCAATAATGAGAACCTTGCCCTCACAGTCCACGGATTTGCCAACATAGAACCAAGTCTCGCCCGCACCGTCATACCCCTCCTTGATGCGTACACGGTCGCCTTTCTTGAGTGGTGCGAGGGTGTCCCAGTAGGGTGTCTGTATCTTCGCCATCATTTCCATTATCGCTTGCGACTGTATTACCCGTTCATCCATCTTCTTCCCCTCTCATTCCGTGATACAACGATAGGCCACACCGGGTTCGATGTGACCCAAAGGCCAATCCCACCTCATGCCACTATGGTAGTTCTTGCGAGTCAGCTTCTTCGCATACTCGCGGTCGTGTACGACGAACATCCACACGCGGTCGAAGGAGAAGGTTATCTGCTTCCCCTCTGCGCGTCCGTGACAGCCCGTGGTTCCTGAACCGCATAGCCTCACGCCGCTGTCGTGGTCGCCACCAGCTAGTGACTTGCTAGGTACGTGGTGGAAGGTGGTGCCAGGTTTGCCGCATACACAGCAGTACGCTTGTTGCGGCATGGTGGTGCCGAACTGCTCTTGCAGCCCTGGCGGTAGGTCGTCGCGTGTCACCCTGTGCTTATGCTTTTTGTGTTTTGGTTTCGGTGCCGCTTGCGAAATCAAAATGGGATGTCGGGCTTGTCGTGACCACCTATCGCGGTCACGTAGATACCATGCACCCACACTTCTTCACCGTCGCGCTTGTCCTTCATCGGTGAGAGAACGCCTACAACGTCTACCACATCTCCCTTGTGAACGTCAGCGAGTGCAGCGATACCAGCGTCTTGCCCCGATAGCTGGATGTAGGCGGTGTTCCCTGCGGCGGTGTCGTACTTACCTGTGGAGAAGCAGTATTCTCCGAGGCTGGATGCTCCGTATACGGCATCCCTGGTTATTGTCAAACGTCCCTTGACTTCTAGCATGTATCCTCCTTCTCGGCCTCACGAAAGTCTACCGATGGAAAGAACCAATCATCTTTTGTGATGTGTCCGATGCCGTCCACCTTGTCAAAAGATGCCTTCACGCGAACGGTCTTTCCTGGCAGGTCGGCCCACCGCACCACTCCCGCAACTTCCATGACTCGCCAAATCCAATGACCGGCAACTGACATCATGTCGTGATGTGAGAACGACTGCGGCAAATATAGTGCATAACCACCGAATCCTTGACCGCTGCCACCATAGTCTAGATTTATCCACCCAGATAGACACCCGTGGTCGTCAGTCGTTAGTGTTGCCGACTCTATGATTGCGTTTCGCTCGTCCATCATTCCTCCTTCTTATTAAAGAAGCCGTATCGACCCTTGCCGATTTCACGTATGGTCTGCCTACGCTCATGACGGGGCAACTGCGCCAAGCAGTGATGGATGGTTCGCGCTGCGTATCTGATGCGCCGACGCGCTATGTACCGCCTGATGTTACCCATCATCCCCCTACCAATCTCTCGGCGGTGTTATGAGGCGATAGCACCCCAGGTTCTTTCCGCGCCTGTTGCCTAGTCCCCTTCTGGTTGTACGGTCGATGCGCCATCCTTCGTACAGCAACTCCCCGATGCGTTGTGAGTAGGTCGGTGTGTAGTGGTTGAGGAACACGCGACCATCCACCCATGACGGGTAGTGTTCCTTGAGGATGTCTAGCACCTTCGTCTTTTGTGGACTCATACCTCTCCTTCCTCCAAAACGGACAAAGCCCCCAGGGAGCGGGGGCTTGTGTGTATTCCGTTGCGAGGTTTCCCCCGAACCCTTCTCTCTGGATACTACTACAGAAGTGTCCTGTCAAGAAAAAAAGCCCCCCGACCAATGGCCGGGGGGCAAATCCCCAACGAGGGGGGCGTTGGGCTACTGTGCGGCGGCTCTTGAGCCGAGTGTGTTGGGTAGTACTGACCTCAGTACCGCGCCAACTACGGCAGCTACAAGTGCAGCGTACTCTGTGCTGAATCCTGTCACGGACTTCAACCACTCAGCATCCGTAGCAAATACCACCACTACGGGTACGAGTGCGAAAAGCAAGGAACGTCCGAATGAGCGCAACGCGCCCTTCCGTGTGTCTGTCATTGGTCCTCCTAGATTATGGCCTTGATGCGGTCGAGTTTGTCTTGCAGCTTGACTACCGTCGCCCTGAGAGCGTCTGATTCCGATGTGTCCGGCGTAGTGGGTGCTATCGCTTCGTCGTAGTCGGCCCGGAGGGATGCCATCGTGAGTCGTCCGACAATCCCATCCACTACTAGGAAGTGTGATTTTTGGAACGACTTCACAGTAGCTTCGGTTTCATCTCCGAAATCGCCATCGGCACCGTACTTCGGCAGAGTGAATCCGCACTCCAACAGCATCTTCTGGATGTGTTCTACTGCGTCACCCTTGTTGCCCTTCTGCAATATCATACTTACCTCCTTGTCTGGCTCCCCCGCCCAATCAAGCAGGAAGCTAACAATGACATCACACACACTTCCACTACGGTCTTGATACCCCAATATGTCTTTGGGGTTCGTTATGAAGCAGACCTCTAACAGCATATCGGGATGTAGGCCGCCGAGTGTACCAAAGTTCTTCTCGAACACTCCACGCCACGAGATGTTTTGCGTTTGGGCCACGGCAGAGCCGAGTCTCTTGGCGGCTTCTTTATGCACTCTCGCAGAACCACGGTTCACGTAAACGCTGGTACCAGAGGCACCCTGGTTTGTGGAGCCGTCGAAGTGCAGGGAGAGGTAGTAGTTCGCTCCCCACTTCTCCGCGATATTGTCCCTTGCCCAGTAACGTCCAGAGTCAAGGAGTAGGACTTCGTGGCCGAGTGTCACCAGCGCGACCTCGACCTTCTTTCCGAGTTCTAGTGTCAGGTCATGTTCGCGCAAGCCAGAGCCGCAAGCACCTGGGTCAAACACACCGGTCTTGGTATTATCCTGTCCGTGTCCACAATCTATAGCAAAACGCATTAACATCACCTCATACGCTACATGTGAGTATCTTCGAGGGGTCGTGTTGCACCCACGGTCGGATGTGTACTCTCGTCATTCCCTGGTCGGTCGGCTGGAAGCCAGCATCATCGGCGTATGTGTCCTCACCGTCTGCGAATCCCAACAGGTAGCTTCCTGCGACGGTGCCCACGCGCTTGTTGCGTATCGTTTTCAGGCTCTCGCGCCTCGACACGTCCATAAACTCTGGAGTCCACACCGCCTTAGCGTGCGTGTGGCCCATGAGCGTTATGTCAGAGCCGAAGCGCAGCATCTGCTTGGATAGCATGTTGAGTGAAGCGGTCGGGGATGTACCACCGCCGGTTCCGTGTGCGAGGTGTACGGTGAACACATTAGATGCTCGACCTCGCGTGAACACCAGGCGTATGAATCCCTTGCCGCCTAGATACGGTAGTCCGATGCGGTCTTGGAGCGCGTCACATACGGAGTAGTAGTACCGCTTAGCTATCGTGTTCTCGTGGTTGCCGCGAACGATACCGATGCACTTGTCAGCTATCGGCTTAAGTATCTCGCAGAGGTCGTTAGTCTCGCCACGTAGGTAGTTCTCGGGGTCAAGCAGGTTCTTCTTGGAAGTCTCACAAGCACGCCACCGCTTATCACCCGGCAGGATACCGTCTATGAAGTCACCAGGACCCACCCAGAGCGCGTTGGGGTCGTCACGGATGATTGCTACGTCCCGCAGAAGCATCTTCTCGTCGTGCGCTCTTGCGCCTCTGTGTATATCCGACAGGTTGTAGAGAGTGAAGCTGTCTGTGCGTGATGCACATTTGATTCGCCGCTCTACTAGCCGCATACCGTTCCCCCTTCTATGGGTTACAGTCTTTGCGATTGAACACGCAATCGCTTATGTGATTAGCTTCAAGTGTCACATGCGGGAGTCCCGCAGGTCGGACAAACAGTATCGTCGGAGTCCGTTCCGCAAATCTCACAGGTCATAGCTTGTTCCTTAGATTAGTAATCGGGTAACTATCGGGACAATGACGGCGAGTGTCGCCACCGCCCCCCAAATCTGTCGTGGGTCTATGTAGCGGTGCCGCTCTCGACAGGCGGCACGCAATACATATTTCTCGTCAAGATGGTCGAAGCAAGAGTCTATGTGTCTCTTGATTCGTCGTTCCATCTCGAACAGTTCCCGCGTGTGTACGATGTCTCCGTTGCCTACGGGGGTATCCGCTGACATATTTCGGCCTTTCGTTAGGCGTATTCGATATGCCAGGGTTCTTTACCGGGCATCGGGACTTTTAGGCTAAAGCGATGCGCGTTCTCTTGCACCCACTTCTGTTGTGCCGGTGTCATTTTCAGGTCGGCAGCAATACCTAGACCGTGTTTCGACCTACCTGGGGTAGCGGCTAGATTCGGCTTACGCTTCTTTAGGTCTACCTGCTGCTGGTAGCTTCGGAAACCGTCCGTTATTGTGAACGTACCGATACCAGCGGCTTTCATGGCGGCGTTCATGCGCGACAAGGAGTTCCACATGTATGTTTGGAATCCGTATGGCGCATCTCCACGGTGTTCTGGGAGTCCAGTCACACCGCCAGTAGGCATCATCTGGTCGATGCTGACTTGCTGTTTGGGTGCGTACTGGTCTGGTACTTCTCCCATCTTCGGTATGGTGAGCCGCTTGAGGCTCATACCCTCTGTTACGGGGGTTTCATACTGTGGTTGGAAGAAGCGGTCAAGGTCGGGTAACTCGTAATCAGTTTCCCATCTCGGGATGTCCGGCAGGTCAGTCGAGAGGCGCGGTTTGATAGTCTGCGAGAAGTCGTCGAACATCACCGCCCACCGCCCAACAGACTTTGGAGAGTAGCCGCCTGTGGTTTTTGTGCGCCCTCGTCGCGCATACGCCGGAGCAGGGCTTCTATCGCGGCCCTATCGTCGTATGCCTGGGATGCGGCGAAACGCTCTGTGTCATATAGCATCGGTTTCACACCCGTTGCGAACGCGAACCTGTCAGACGGTGTACGCGCCTGGTCGTCCAGGGCTTTGCTGATGTTGTTCATCCACGGTACGAGGTCCTTGAGCAGCTTCACGGCTTTTGCGTTCATGTAGTAGTAATCTTCGCCGTCTGCATCACGCTCTTGGATACCGAGTTTGTCTGTGATTATCTCCCACACATCGCTCAGTCCGGGTACGCCAGAAGCCATGTCACCGAAGCGTTCTATGTACGCAGGTGCGCGGCGTTTCTCGCCCTTGTAACGAGCAATCGGAGAGTCGTACCAGAGGTCTTTGTTAAACAGGAACTCTAGTGGCTCTCTCAGGAGCGGGGAGATAGAACCAAAGGCATCCTTCGGCTCAAACTTCCCACGCATGAGTCCGCTCAACATTTCTAGGTCGCCCTGCGGGAACAGCCCAGCGGTGGATATGAATGTCGGGTCTTTGCCGCCAGTCGGGAGCGGTATCGGGAAGGTGTCCCTGAACCAGTCTGGCATCACGGACTCGTCGTAGTCGGTGACTGCTTCGCCAGATTCTTTCAGGTGGCCTAGCCAGGTGGAGCGACCTGGAGACTCAGCAAGCACACGAACCTGCTTGGTGAGGTTGCCCTTCGTCCACTTGTAGAACGGCATGAGGCGTTTTGCTACGCCGCGCTCAAAAACGCTGAACGCTTCATCGGAGTAGTCGAGTAGTGCCTTGTTCACCATCTCAGCAGCAGCGGGAAGTGAAAGCCCCTTGTTCTGCGCCGTGACGAAGGCAGAGATACGCGACTGGTTCTCGATTAGCTCATTGAGTTTTCCGAGCCATTGAGTAGCCTTGCTACCGCCACCCTTGCCGACCTGCTCGCTCAACTCGCGGAACGTGGTAAACACGTTCGCCCTCACAGCATCGTCTAACAGCCGGAGGTCTGCGGGAGTGGGCTTGCCTAGCTTCATGCGGGTAAGCAACTCGAAGGAACGCTTTTCACCAGCGTAGGAGAAAAGCCCCTCTTGGAACATCATTATCTTGTTGGAGATTCCGTTGCGGTTGCCGAACGCGGGGAAGCGGAGAATCGTTGCTCCGCGCTTCCACATGTTGTTGGCCTTGTCGAAAATGCGGAAGAAACCACCAACAGCTTCGTCGTCTGTGAAGGCATCGTTGAGCGACTTCGCAACACGACCAGCGGTGGCTTCGTCTATGCCGGTGGCTACTAGCTCGTCAGCGAATCTCTTGCCGTTGATTGCAGCGTAGTCCTTGTAGAGTCCTGCGCGTGTCAACTCTGCGAAGTCAAACTCGGTAGTGAGTCCTGCGCCCTTCTGTACGAAACCGTCCTCTGTTATAGAGATAGCGGCTCCGCGTTTCGGGCCTACACGCTTCCCTTCGTCTGCAAGTCCAGCCAAGTCCTCCATAGAGATACCCCTGGCGCGGTCTGATGCGGTCGCATACTGCTTGCCGGTAAGTCCTGCTCCTGCGCCAGCACGACCTGATGGTGCGCCACGGAGGTCGCCGGGGTCTACGCCAAGGAACTCTCGTAAGAAGTCGTCAAGAGTCTGTGTCTGCTTGCGGGTTCGGGATACTGGGTGCATACCGGGCGTGTATCCTGCGACTCCTGCACCTTCGCCCAGAAGCGCGTTCACCTTCAAGCCAGCAGCACGCATCTCGCTAAGAGACTCCGTGAAGCCCTGCTCCATGATGTCTGCGGCTTGCTCTGCTCTTTTCACCAGGTCGTCGGTGACAGTTACCCCATGTGTGGAGAAGTACGCTCCTGCTTCTTTCGATGTGAATACCTCTCGGATTGTTCCTGGGATATGCATGGCTTCACGGTGCGCCAGCATGTTATCGACTAGACCAGAGATGTCGTCGCCCTTGTTAGCGACGGTCTTTATCTCGTCTATCATGTTGGTGAACTTGCCCAAGTCCTCGGGCGTACCCATGCCCTTGTTGTAGGCATAGGTGAGCATGAAGCGAGTCTCGGGGTCTGGGAGTAGGTCTTGTACCCTCTTGGCGGCATCGTCAGCTACGTTCCTAAAGAACGCATTGGAGCCTTTGTGTATCTTCGCTGCGAGTCTCGCGCTGGATGCTACTGCTTCGTTCCCCTCACGGAATATGCGGGTGAAAGAGTCCAAAGCACCGTGACCGAACGCACGTTCGAGTCCTTCGGTGATGGGTAGCTTGCGGAGTCCGGCTTTGGTGCCGAAGCCTAGCTTGGAGAGTGCTGCTTCGCCGCCTAGCTGGATTCCTGCGAACTTCACGCCGCCACGACCGTACAGCTTGAAAGCGTCGGTCAGGAGCCTCTGGGACTCCTTAATGTTGGTCGGGTCGGCTATGGACTTGAGGATACCTTCTGCGGTGAAGTGTCCTGCCTCGCGTAGCTTGTCTACGAGCGGCAGCACTTCATCGGCAGACTTGCCGAGAATACGAGCAACATCATCTACGTTGTCGCCGTACTGTGCTAACGCTCCTACGAGCGCACGACCGCCAGACTTGCCAGCTGAGCCGTAGCCCATAGTGACGTATGTAACGGGGTCTAGGAGTACGTCCACGGCGAAACCGCCGAGCATCTTAGCCCACTTGTTACTTACGCCGAGTTCGTCAAGGATGTCGGCACCTTCTACGCGCCGTTCGCCCTTCCACGCCTTGCCGAGTTCATCCCAGATGTCTACATCTTCGTCTGAGACAACGTTGTGTACTAGGCCACGGACAGCGGTTCCCGGCATATCCATTACGCCAAAGATGCGCTCAAGCGCACCGCCCCCCTGCTTCTTTGTTGGGTCTTGCTGACCCATAGAAGCAAGGAGGGCACGATTCGCCTGGTTCGTCTTTAGGACGCTAGATACGGGGTCTGCTGTCTTGGTACCCGCCCTGAGTATGTCTGAGAGAGAAACGGGCATTTAGGACTCCTAGTAGATTGACTTGCCAGTAGTGCGCTCAATGGCTCTGCGCTGAGCGTCGGTTACTGGTGCTTTGTAGCCGAAGTCATATCCTATCTGGCCTAGCAGCTTGCTGAGTGGGCCTCCCACCAATGCTCCGATAGGAGATGCCGGGTTAGTCATAGTCCACTCGTTTGCATTTTTGATGCCGCTCCACAGACCAGAGGCCGCACGACCACCGCGAGTGGCTGGTGGTTCGTTCACGGCGGGTACTGCTGGTGCCGCTTCAACAACCGGCGGTGAGATTAGGTCGAGGATGTACTTGGCGCGCTCGTTGCCACTTGCGGCTTCTGCGTTTAGGTCAACGCCATATATGGCCTGTAGGCCGCGCATGAATACGTCTGGGGCTGGTCGTTCTTCTTCTGGAAGACTAAACCAATCGACGGCGCGAGAAGCGACCTCAGACCAGTCGGTTGCACCGCCAGCCTCCTGTGATGCCGCCCATTGGTTTTGAGCCATCTTGAGATAGGCACGCCGTAATGCTAGGTCGGCTTCCGTGTTCTGCTGCGCGAGTGGCGTACCCAGGTTCTCGTAGTGCATGGGTACAGATTCCCACGGATTCTGTGAGGTCGGGGGGTCGCCTACTGGCCCACGCATGGAACTCTTGGGTTCCAGGTAGTCCATGGTCGGTGCGCCACCAGGCTTGTACGTTGAGAAGCCAGGTTGACCGACTGTGGCGGTTCCTGGTGTCCAGCGCGAAACGGGAGATGTGGACGGTGGTGATAGCCACCCTGGTTTGTACGTCGGTAAACTGGGTTGCCCAACCGTCTTGGTTCCCGGTGTCCACGGAGAGGTTGGGGGTGCTACGGGAGAGATGGACGGTGCGCCAGAAGAAAACGCGGTCGTCGGTGCAGCGGTCGTCGGTGCAGCGGGGGTCGGTGCAGCAGAGGTACCCCACACGCCGCTCATTATCTGCTCGAAAATACCAGGCTGGTCGGGGAACGTCTGTTCCTCACCACTAAGCTGCCACTTGGCTAGACCAGCGGCGTTCAGGAGTTCCCACAAACGCATGGCGTTCTCTGACATCATACCACGCTCGGAGAGTGCTAGGGCATGCTGTGCGCGTGCGTCTGCTTCACGGCGGGAAAGAATCTCGTCAAATAGCAGGTTGGAGCGCGATGCCAGGTCTGCGCCTACGTCTTGGTGCATCTGTGCGCCAGCGGTGGAACTCGAAAGTCCCTTGTCGGCTAGATACTGCCGAACGCCGCGTGCTGCTCTCTCCCATGCCGGACGCATGGCTTCTTCTGCCATAGAGCGTACAGAGCCGTAGTCTATCGGCTGATAGGCCGGTGCCCCTGGTACGTCTGGTGCGGGAGCGGGTGCAGGAGCGGGTGCAGGGGCGGGTGCAGGGGCGGGGGGGGGTGTCGGGGGGTATCCACTCCTGGGGGGTACTGGCGAGGGCGTAATCGGGGCTGCGTTGCGCTCCGTGATTCTTGTTAGCTGGTCTGAGAGGTCTTTGGCCCAAGTATCTTCTGCGCCAGCAGCATCGTTGCGCCTCTTGATGGCCGTTAGCTGTTCGCTGCGTTCTTTGACCTTCTTGGACTCCTTGGCCCTCTTAGTAGCAGCATCGTTGCGCCGTTTGATGGCCGCTAGCTGTTCGCTGCGTTCTTTGGCAGCAGCAGCACGCCTCTTGGCGTCTGCGGCCCTCTTTGCAGCAACCTTCCGCTTAGCAGCCGCGCTAGTGGTTTTCTTCGAGGTCTTTTTTCTGGTGGTCTTTCGCTTGCTACCACGGGCTATTACTGCCATATCATCTCACCCTCGGGCCGATAAAAGTGGTTGTCACAGAGGAAATAGTCACAGGCTGCTCATTCGCGTCAGCCGAGAACTCGTACTGGATACTTCTCCCCCTGCTGGGAACCTTCGCTCTGAGCGGCTGCACATCTGTCGTTCCTGTGATACTCACGTTCTGTGAGGCTGGTGCAGCATCGTCGGTCGTCACATCGACCGCAAGCGATTGTGTGGTTGTTGCTTCGGCGGCTAGGTGCAGGTGCTTGAAGTGATACACACCCGCATAGCCCTTCGGTGAGAGGGGCGGTGTTTTGTACGCCCAACTTATCGCGGAGCCGTTGTCGTTGTGGCCCGTGTCTAGTTTGTAGACATGGCCGTTCGCCGTATCTCCACCGTACAGTCCGTACTCGTCGCCTCGGGTGACGCAGAAACTCGCCATCCCGTAGTTATGTTGAGTCCAGGCAGGAGCGGTAGTGCCATCAGATAGCTTGTGGACTTTTGAGAGGTCGCAGACGAACGTGGTGTCGTTTACGCCATCGCCGTCTGTATCGACGCTCAACCAGTAGCGACCCTTGAAGAACGCCCCGCAAGCAGCGGAGAGGGACGAGTCTGATATGGCCCGCAACGTGGGCCAAATGTTCACGCCCATGTTGATTAGGCCAGTACCGTCTGTGGCGAACAGTCCAAGGACTGAGCCGAAGGCTCTTACCGTTCTGTCAGACGCGAAGAAGATTACCGCCGTGTCTGTGTGTGCTATCGACCTCGGACTCACGCAACCGATGTTCCAAGACTTCGCGGAGTAGCCCGACATGGCTACATTCCAGTCCGTATCAGCCCCCGTTATGTCCAATCCCCAGATACGGTCGTTTGCGAAGTAGAGGATGTTGTTGTCGAACACGGTCAGGCCGGTACACTCGTCGCCAGCGTCTTTACTGGCTAGTCGTATACTGCCCCCACCAGCCCAGTCCTCCGGTTCGTCTACGTCCGTGTAGGATAGGAGCGAGGGGTCGTCCTTGTCACCAGCGGAGAAGATACGCCGCTTGTGACTCGTCATAAACGCGCCCTCGGGAGAAGTGGCTACCACTACTGCCGTCGCGCCTACGGTGCTATGTACCGTGTCATACGCGGTGGAGTAGAACATGGAGCCGTTCAGGGTAGTGAATCCAACGTAGTCTGCCGTTGCGGAGATGGAGCCGATGTGTGTCCAGTCAGACGTTGTTGCGTACTGAAACGACTCGACCCTTATAGTCGGAGTCGAGTAGTATGTGCCGCCAGCTACTTCCATGCCCCCCCACGAGGATGCATCAGCACCATCTTCAACAAGTATGTCGTTCACATACAGGCAGTCGGCATAGTTGAACTGCGCTTCACAAGCATAATAGAATTTCCGCATATTAGTGGGCGGAAACTCAACGGTTTGCCACGAAGCAGACCCGGCGAAACCACTTATGCCAACATCAGTCCCACCGCTAGTCCTTAACAGGAAATACCCACTCTCAGAAGTGAGAAAGCTGACACGGATGCGCCTAGTAGCATCACTACCAAAATCGTACAGCGTGTGTTTGTCAATACCGGAGCACAGCGATGATGCATTGAGCGCGGGGGTTTTCAGCGCGACGGTGTGTGTGGTTTCGGCTAGGCCGATTTTCTCATAAGCCCAACCAGTAGCCGAACCAGAGATAGACGACCACGCACCGCCATCTATGCTGATGGACGCGCAATTCGAGCCACCAAGGAGCCGCATCCTGACGTCCGTGCTTGTGGGGATGTTGAAGGTGGCAGATGTCACCTGCAAGACCGCGCCACCAAAATACTCTGGCCCGGAGATGGTTGATGTAGCCGTTCCAGAACCCAACAACGCCCCGGCCCCCGCTGGCACCCAGCTATATTCGTTCGCTGCATCCTGGCTTGTATAAAGCGCGGTTCCGCAGACTGCCATCCACCGATTTGCAGCACCTTCGCGGTAGAGGCGATACAACTCTGATACCTCGTTCGCAGCGATGGGTGTACCCGTGACAGACACGTAGCCGGTACGAGTGCTGATACCGCCGGACTCCGTGAAGTCAACGTCATGCAGAGCAGCAGACTTCGTGTAGGGAAGCCGAGCCTCCGCTATAGCGGTGTCAAGGCCACCCGTGAAGTCATTGAGTACGATTGTTTTTCGAGTGGCGCGTGCCATCTAGTATCACCAAGCCGTAGATATGGGGCAGAAGTCGTCAGACATGTTTGCGCTCGTCTGTTGGTTCCGAGCGTCATGCAGGAAGCGTTCGTAGTTAGTCCACTCGCGGTTGGATGCTTCGGCATCCCCAACCTGCTCGAACGCCTGAGCGAGTACACGCGCTTCGACTGCTGGCATCAGGTGGTTCGGGACTTCGATTGTCGAACCCGTAGCGGTGAGCGCGGTAGGCCACGCCTTGTACCAATGCACCATGGAAGCTGCGACCCCAGGAACGGGGCGTAGGTACAAGGAGGCATTGACGATAGCGTACCCTTCGGGCGTACCAGTAGCGGTTAGCGTCAGACCGCTCCACTCATACGGCCTCTCACGGTACATCTTGTTCGTACTGTGATAGAGGACTATGGTTTCGCGGTGCAAGGTAGCAGAGGCCGTGAGGGCGTATGTGCGAGTACCAGCAACGGTGTTGAAGCGGTACTCACTCAAGAACTCTGGCGGGTCTGTCTCTGCAACCACGGTACGCATCGACTGGTTGTAGCTGTCACGCAGGGCATCGTCGTCCCACACTCCCGCTGTTTCTTCCTCTAGCTTCACTCGCAAGAGTGTCAAGCGGTCGTTGAAGGTCGTCACGATTTAGCCTCCCCACGCCCAGTAGGTAAGCGTGCCGGTCACTCCCGTATCCACAGAAGCGGTCACGGAGTATCCACAAGTAGGCATAGCTACCCATTGAAGTATCTCGCCGGAGAGAAAACCTGTGCGTGGATATGTGTTGTCGTCTAGGTCTTTGGGTGGGTCTACCGTCGAGGGCTGACCCGCCACATCCAGCTTCAACGTGAATACGGTGGTGGCAGAAAGACTCGCCACGCTGATTCCCAGGTGCGGGAACCCAGGTGCCACGTTTATCGCGGTGTGCGTCCCATTCACGGCTACGGCGAGGGATTCAGTCACCCTCACGGGGCCACTTGCATCGTACCTTACGTGTAGTTCGTTAGCCATCTTCTACTCCTTCTGTGCAACGCCGAATGTCATAGCGGGTAACTTCTTGTCGAGTTCCGCTATAAAGCCTTCGACATCTGCTTTGATGGCGAGGGCATACTTGGATTCATGCCGCCACTCGTCTAAGTAGCAAGTCAGAATCGCACCCCCAGGCATAATCACAGGCCGGTTGAAACCCGCCCTGGTCATAAGGAATCTAAGCCCGTTGGTTTGTATCCCCCACAGGTCGCGGCCTTCGTCTGGCTGCGTGTTCCCTACGGAGATAAGGATGCTACCGCCGGGCTTCAACACGCGGTACATCTCGTTCACTATCGCCGCCGGATTGACGGCGTATTGTAGTACGTCGGTGCAGAGTACGGTGTCGAACTCGTTGTCAGCTATCGGCATTTCCTCTGCGTCAGCCAAGATGAAGTCGTCTGCGTGAACGGAGTCCACGGCGCGGAAATCAAGTCCGACCCATCCCGTAACGTCACAGTCGGGTCGCCAGTCGTCCAGGTCGGAAGCCCAGAACATACGGCGAAACGGCATTGTGCCGCAACCTACGTCCAGCACACGCCCCTTGAACTTGTCTGCGTTCTCCTGCACTAGCCTCGAGCGCATGTATGCGTTGTACAGCATCTCTCTCATAGTGCCTCCCCCAAGTCGCGCAGGTAACGCTCCTTGCTGTTGAACTCATGGTAGAAAGCGGCGGCTTCGTAGTCTGGCTCAGTCTCTTTGAGCGCGGCGCGTAGCTTGCGTATCGTCGTTTCCAGGTCGCTCCGCTTCACTAGCTGGACATACGGCAGGTCGGTGGTTCCGACCACCCTTCTTCCAGCCTCCATGAACTCTCTTGCCGTGTTCGCGGAACCGTCATGTGGCGTTAGACGCAGGTTCACGCTGCATTGAGATACCACGCTCGGCATCTGTTCTGCCTGGTATGTGTGTACTCCGTATGTGTGCCACCCCACATCTGGGAAAACGTCTTGCAGATAACTCACGATGCGCGTTCCGTAGAACAGCGGATTACCGCCGAGATACACACCCACGACAGGCTTCTCTGGAAGCGGTGTGACGGGGAATCTCTGTGTGGTCGGGAACGTCACGACCTCGGCTTCGACACCCTTCTCCGCGAGTTCTTCCTTCAACGCTTCGGACTCGCAAAGGTGTACCGCGTTGTTCGGGAGCATGTGAGGCTCCGCTAGGCGCAGTACGTCAGTACCGCACCAATGTATGATGCGGCGGTCTGCACGCTTGGTAGCATCGACCGTTCGTGCATAAGTCGGTGCGTCATACATACCGATTATGTATACGTCCTTGCAGTCTGGGACTGGTGCATCGACCATCGGCGGTGCGTCTATCGCGTTCGCTACCACCTGCCCGAAGAACCCCATAGATGGGATTGCCCATACAACGGTGTCGAGTTTCATCATTCCCCCTCGAAATAGTCGTACAGTTCTGTGCGGAATCGCCGTCGTTCTATGCCGTCGTCCGTCATTTGCCCTTTGTGCTTCCTGTATGCCAGGAGTTGCATCGGCACGTAGGTCAGGTGCGGGTCGGCTTCTAGGTACTTTAGGCAGGTCAGGCAATCGTCACCGAAATAGGTGGAGCCGAAGTGATACCAGGATAGGTCGTTCTCCCTAAGCCACTTCACGCGCAGTAGACCCTTTAGGTTTATCGGGGTCGTCAGACGTTCCTTCGCGTAAGCGATAGCGGCCTCCTTATCCTTTGGGAACCCGCTATAATCCCATACCGTGACTACGCGGTGGTTCTCGTCCACTACGAGCAGGTTGCACCATGCCCAATCGGTGTCGGGCGACATGAAACTCTTGTAGGTCTTTAGACACGCCGGAAGAAGGTAGTCGTCAGCGTCTAGGTGCATCACGTAGTCGCCCGTGGCGCGTTCTAAGACCTCTCTACGCCCCGTGACGAGCGTTCCCGTGTTCTCTTTGTGCAGTATCGGTATCACGCTTGGGTAGGACGCGATGATGTCTTGTGAGCCATCTGTGGAGCCGTCGTCTACTACTATCACTTCGTCGGCTTGGCTCAACGCGCTCTCGATGCTTTTTCTGAGGAAACGTTTGTAGTTGTAGTTCGTGATGCCTACTGTGACCTTCATCACTTCCCCCTCTTGAAAATAGCTGTGAAACTGCCTTCTGAGTCTAGGAACACGGGTTCTTCGTCCTGGTGTATGAGTTCTGCATACTCGCTAGAGATGTCAGCACCCTCGGTTTCGCCTACCGAGTGCATCAGAACGCCGTTCTCCATCCAGAGGTTGTGGTGGTGCAGACCTCGGTATTTGCCGCGTCTACCCTCGTTGGTACTCGATTCGATATAGATGATGTCACCGATGTCTACCGCCATGCACATAGCCTTGAACACCTGCGGTGGCGATATTGTATGGTCTAGCGAGTTTCTTGCATACGCCACATCGAACGGATTGTCACGATACAGGTTCACTATCTCGCCAGTACCGAACACGGGCTTTATCGGATAGTCGATACCGTGTGCCAGGAGCAGTTCTGCGTAGCGGTTCGCCAGAGGGTCTATAGCGGTCACTTTTAGTAAACTGGTGTCTACCCCCCACCGAAGGGTGGAAAGTGGCCCAGAACCGACCTCAAGAACGTCTGTGGGGTTGTATTCGAGCATTTTCTTGGGGAAGTGCGCTTCGCCGCCCGAAAGCAGGTCTGCTAGGTTCTCTTGGTGTGACCTTCCCGCAAGAACGCCATCCCAGAATCTTACCTCGGAAGCGTAGTCGTCCCTCATGCTCTCCCCCTTGTATACGAGTCGAAGTCGATGCGGTTGTGACAGGTCTTGCATACGTCGAATACGTCTTGTCCATCGGAGCAGAGTGACAGCATCATCGGGAGATACGGTTGCAGGATGTGTTCCAGCGACGAGTCGAAGATGTTGCCGAGCGTGTTCTTCCAGTCCTGGCAGCACAGGTGTACGCCGCCATCGTGGTCTATCGGGACTTCCACACGATGCCGCCAGCAAGTAGCAGAATCGCTCGTCCACGCCTTGTAGTTCTTGAGCCTTGAGTCGGGCGAGGACGGGTAGACGCTCATGCGCTTGTGCATGATGTCAGGTACGAACCCGTAGTCCGTGACCACTATCCACTCGAACAGGTTTGCGAAGTCTTGGTCGAGCAGCGTACCGTTAGTCCAAAGCATGAAACGGTCGTAGTCGCACGCCTCGATAGCAGCGCGAATCTCGTCCTTGTAGAGACACGGTTCGTTGTAGAAGTGGAAGCCCACATACCCGTCGAAGCCGAGTGCCACCGCTTCGTCGGTGACTCGGGCTATCGTGCCTGGGTCGAGTGTTGCGCGAGAGATTATACGGTCGTGCGCCGGACACCATTCGTGTTTGTGTGCCAGGTTGCACTTGCCGCCTATCTCAAACGATAGATGCCTTACCCCCTTAAGCATTTTCAAGCACCTTCTCATATAGGTCAGTTATCACATGGATGTTGCGTTCCATCGTGACACTCTCGCGCCGTAGCTTGACGGCCTTGCGGAGCGGCTTTGGGTCTACCTCCTGCACCACTCTTGGTACATCTTCCAGTTTGTTGACGTAGACTCCGCAACCAGCGTCACAGAGCGGCTTGACTAGCGGGTTGTTGAACGCGATAAAGGGGATACCCGCCGCCATGTACTCGAACACCTTATTGGGCAGAGATATGTCCCATTGGAGGATGCGCTTGGTCGCGCCCGTGAATCCCCAGTCGTGTCGCGCCATAGCGTGTATCAGGTGCGAGTATTCAAGGACTGTTTCGTGTACCAGGCCGTAGTCTATCCCTGGATTGCCTGGATACAGGTGTAGCGGTACGTCCTTAGCGGCACACAGGTCCGCTAGTGCCGACAGGTCGCGCCACGCACCATCTTCGTTGCGCTTCTGCAAACCACCAGCGTATACAAGACCGCCGATGTGCGGGAGCGGGGTTTTGTCGATTATCACATCTGCGTTCACGAAGCAGGGCAGGACAGCGTAGTGCTTGCCCTCCATGTACTTGCCAAAGCCCATCTCGATACAGAACTGCCGCTGTTCCTCGCTCACGAACACGTAAGCGTCTGCGACACGGAACGCCTCTTCTTCGTAGGGGTCGAACGGTGAGTCCGGCCTGATGCTGGTAACGTCATGCACGTTGAAGATAACGGGCTTGTCGGTAGCTTCCTTCGCCGCGATAACGGGCCAGTTCGGTTCGTTGTGAACGTGGATTATCTCGGCTGGGTGTTCCGCTATGCGCTTCTTGAAGTCGTCGTATCCCATGAACGTGTTGCTGTAGATACGACGATACTCATACTCAAGCTGGAACGGTGGCCTAGAGCCGAGTGCGTCATGTATCCAGCCAGCTTTGTTCATAGCGGCTGTTATCTTGCCTACACGGACACACGGGTAGTTGCCAGACACCATCAGTCCGAGTCGCTTCATGGTTTCCCCCTTGTATTGTGGGAAGGGCAGGGAGGGGGAACCCCACCCTCCCCACAAACTAGGAATCGGTTAGAGCGCGCCAGCGTACAGCGAAATCTTCACTCCGAACGCGTCGATAAGTTCGCAAGAACCAGCGCGAGTGCTGGAAACGAGCTTGACTGCACGAAGGTCGATGTCCTCGTCGGTCTTTAGACGGAACTTACGTGGCCGCCAGAGGCCGAGAGCATCCTTGTTGAACATACCGCAGACAGCGACGGAACTGGAGATGCTGATTTGCGGGTCACGATACACACGAACGTCACCGAGCAGGGTTGTCTCGTAGAACTTCTTTAGAACATCGTTACCCAGGTCGCCCTGAACTCCGTATGTGGAGTTACTTGTGGTGGCTACTGCGAAGTAGTACCAGGCGCGTGGGTGGATTACGAAGTTGAACGGACGAGGAACACGAATCTTCTGCTCGTCTAGGGTCGTGTAGCCCTTCATCACAGTACCGATAGTCAAGCCTGTGGTGGAGGTGGCGGTGAGGGTGTTCGAAAAGTTGGAGAAGTGAGCAAGCAGATTTTTGTCTACGCTCTGACCACACGCTACGCCATGCATGTATGCGTGCTGGTCTTTAATCTCGTTTCTAGAACGCTCGTCCTCGAAAACGTTGTGAACTCAGAAGCCGAGAGGTTCACCGATGCGTTGACGTAAGTGGTGGTACTTGAGATTGCCGTACCCTCAGTCAACGTGCTGGACTCGGAGATGTTTACCGGGTTCCAGTAAGGATACTGTAGCGAGTTACCCTTGCTGCCTTCGCCAATTTTCTTGACGAGATGCTGCATAGGGAAGTCCTCGTACATCACCTTGTACGACTTTTCGCGGATGTCCCCGATTAGGACTGCGAAAGAGCCGGAGATGGACTTGCCGAGGTTAGCCAATGTCACTCCTTAGAGTAGTGACCCAAGCTATCCCTTCTTCTTCTCCTTACGCTTTAGCCATGCGTAGATACCCTCGTCGTCCTCTGTGGCTGATACTTCCTCGAAGGTACGGTTATCTTCGGTGTCGGGGAGGTCGCCCTTCGGCGAGATACCTACGACTTCCTCACCCTTATCGACCATTTCCTTTAGCCGCTTTTGTACCTCATTCTCCACTAGGTCTGTGAGGTGCTGCGACTTGTGTACTCCTGATGCGACTTCAAGGGCGTATTCTACACCCTCGTCAGTCCCGGTGTACTTCATAAGGTCATGTGATTCCATGATTTTAGTCAGTTCACCGAAGTTATCAGAGAACTCTGGGTGGGCTTCTGCCCATGTGTCGATAGCCTTGTCACGCCGCCTTGCGACATCTTGCTTGTATGCCTCTGCGAACGCGACTGATTCCTGTACCTTCGTCGGGTCGATGCCTACGCTCTTGAGTATGCGCTGAGTCTCACGCTCGAAAACCGCTCTGGCGGCAGGGTCTAACTCTGCGTCAGGCTCTATCACCGGTGGTTCTGGTGCGAGTTCAACGGTTGGCTCGGGCTGTACCTTCGCCTTGTCCATACTCTCGTGCCGTAGGTCACGTTCCCAGTCTTTGAGGTTTTTCAGCTTGTCAAGGTCGCCCGGTTCCACGCCAAGCTGGTCTGCTATGGCTGAGGTATCTACTTCCGGGGCTTTTGGTTCGGCTTCTTGCGTTGGTTCTGATTCGGGGGCTTCTTGGGTCGTGTTTTCTTCTTCTGTCATGGTTTCCTCCTAGCCCGTCACTCCTGATTGGCCGCTACGATGCGTCTTGCTCCCTTTCGGGTTGGCTCTACATCGCGCCTAGCGTCAAGAGCAGGTGGCCGATAGAAACGGATATATCACCAAGAGAGGACGGATGCCTTCTCTCTGGTTTCGTCACTTAGCGGGTCTAGCCCGTCGTTCGCCGGGTTCCATATAAGGAATCCAGCCGGACATTTGAAGCACCAGTTGTGCGCCCTATCGCCTAAGTCACAACGATTAGCGCACCAGACCCCACGGGTGCCAGGTAGGTGGTTAGCGTATTCGCTTGAATCTTTCTTGAACTCGCTGCAAAACGCAACGGGGATGCGGCTTTGCGCCTCTACACAACGGTTGTGATGGTCTTGGCGACCCTCCGCTGTATCGGGATACACACATGTCGGTGGGTGGTCGCTATACGGCACCGGTACCGCCCCCTTCGAGTAGTGGTACTAACATGTCTATGAGTTCAGGCGGGAGTTGCTGTAGCACTTCCGGACCACCTTGAGCAATCATAGCCATCAGTTCTTCGAGCGGGTCTGCTTGTGGCATCTGCGTAGCCATACCCGCTACTGGTGCGCCTCCCCCCGCCATCTCTGCAGGAACGGGAGCGGGGGCGGGCTGCTCGGGGGCTTGCGCTTGTGCTTGCTGGGCTTGGGCTTGCTGGGCTTGGGCTTGCTGGGCAGCAGCACCTTCGGGGTTACCCGGCGCACGCGACCACACTTCCTTGAAGTTGGGCCAGCGGAGCCTACGGAGTAGTTCTTCACCGTCTATCACCCCCATACCGAATAGCTGGAACGCTTGTTGTGCTGTCTCCTGTTGCGTTGTAGGAAGCATGGAGTCTGGGGAGATTTTGATGTCCCGCTCCAATACGTCCTTCGTTATCAGTTCGCCAGGGGTGAACTCGGCGGTGTTAGCTTGGGTGTTGTCGTAGTTTCCTGCGACTTCGACTATCCAAGTCTCCTTGCTGTACTGCTTCATGTTGTGAAGGAGTTGCCTACCGAGTTTTCGCATAGACCATTCGAGCAGACGTGCCGCGCTCCTGACCCTTGTGAGGTCGGACTGCGCTATCGTCGCTACTTCCTCAGCGGTCTTGTTCCCTGGGGTGTATGCACCATAGGAGATGTCGTGCAATCCCAAGATGTCGTTTATGGCCTTCTCGATGGTCGCAAGGAACTCGAACACATGCCGCGACGGTTGCGGCGTGCGGAGAATGTTGACCGCTCGGTTCACATCCCTACACTCCAGCGCATACGCGGGAGCGTTCGTCATTTGCTCCTTCTTGACACCGAGGGATGGGTTGACGAGTGCGAGGAATCCACCAGCCTGTACGGTCTGGTCGTAGAGAAGCTGCATCATGCGGTTGTACATGGTCTGTAAACCTATGATGTTCTCTATGTCACCAGCGGGGTAGAAACGCCCAGTAGTGGGATACGCAAATATCGGGATGAACGGGAACTCGCCGTGGTCATACGGGTTCGCCCTATCCTCTAGGACTTGTCCACCGGCAAGAACCATCACGCGCCCGTTCTTGTACTTCTTCTTGGACTTAGTGATTGTGAACTTGTCTGCGTCCTCACTCCACACGACTTCTGAATCGTCTTTCGTCCAGAACTCATACACGTTGCAGGAGAGCGCGGGATTCAGGCGTTCGTTCTCGTCACGGAAGCGGGTGTCTATCTCGTTGCCGTGTTCCGGGTCGTAGCCAGCTTCCCACCCTGGGTCGAAGTTGTCCCAATCAACATCCTTGTTGTCCTTGTACTTCTTCTTTACCGCGCCGACCTGTGCCTTGTACTCGTATACGAGCCAGGTGGGGTCGAAGTCCTCACAGGTGCAGTCTGGGTCTACTATCACATGGGACGGGTTTATGACACCCATATCCATGCGTTTTAGGTGCCACCAGCCGACTCCGTAGATGCGGGAGTCCTGAACACCGAAGAACACCTTTGTATCGGCACTCGCCAAATCCCACCAACGATTGACACCGGCTTTGATTATCTCGGAGCGGGGTCTGTCGCTTTCCTCCACCGGGCCGATGTCGATAGCGGGACGGTTGTCCGTGAGGAACGTGGAATACGACTTGACTGCGCGGAAGCAGAAGTTGACATACGGCTTCGACTTCCAAGAAGCAAGGTTGGGGATAAGACCCCATTGTTCGCCGTCGTGGAAGTCCTTGTAGACCCGCCACGGGTTCTCGATAGAACCAGTAGTCTTGAACGGATGGGAATGTTCAAGGTCTGCTGCGCGCTTCTCTTTGCCGTCCGTATAACACCTGTTGAATAGGTGTAATGTGGCGGCTGTGTCACGCTTCTTTTCTTTCTTCGGCATATCTCACTCCATTGGCAGACCCGTGAGAGGGTCGATGATGTGCGCCCGTACCTCACGTTCGCGGTGGATGTACTCTTGTGCGCCTATGACCAGGAGGCCGGAGGCAATCACAAGGTCGTCGTGTAGCCCCTTCGGGTGTGTGAGCCGCCCACTCTCTTGTTCCTCAAAGTGCGCGAACTCCGTCACGGTCTTACTATCGGGGGTTATGAACCACCCCTTGTTCACCCAGGCTTTCAGGGTGTCGCATAGGATGGTCTTTGTCGCCTTGTTCTCTTGATAGCCGATAAGGTCAGAAGGGTCGTCCACTAGCTTCTTGGTGTTGCGGTCGTACCACAGGTTGAAGTATGTCTCCTTCACCGTCTTTATGATGGTGCCACCGTGGTTGTTGCGCTCGATTATCAGTATGGCCTCGTTGTACCAGTTAGCCATTCGCTCGGCTATGAGTGAGGTTATGTCGGTGCCGGAACGTGCCTGATAGATGCAGACCGCTTCGCAACCGAGGTTCGACGGCTCGAAGCGTTCTAGCGCGTCTAGACCGTATTCGAGAGCGCGTTTCTCATGCTCACCAGCACGAAGCACACGCCCCGCCATCACTACGGCGAAGTCACCGTCTGGACTACCGCCAGTAGGGTCTACGCTCACAACGTAATGCTCCCCCGCTCTCGGGGGTTCGTACATACGCAGCTTTCCTCTTGCGGAGGAACGCACTACGCAGAAGCCTCTATACTCCTTCTCGTCAGGAGTCAGATTACCGACTACGGGGCGGTTGACACGGTTCATCTTGTGAATACTCGGCTTCAATACGCCGTTGATGATGTCCAGGTCGAAGAAGCTGTTGCCGGATAGGAAAAACGCTTCTTCCTCTGTACAAGGATACTGCACACGGAACGCCCAGATATCGGCTTCGGGGTTCTTGCGGAGGAATAGTTGTAACTGTCTCTCGCGCCACGGAGCGTTCAGCCGCCCTTGAGCGGCGGCAAACATAATCTCGTCGCGGGAGAAGTCCTCTACAGGGACTTCTGTGCCGTCCTCTTGTGTGATAGTCGCGTCTTTGAGTCTGCGCGGGTCGTCGCCCCACCAGAAGAAGTACGCCTTGAAACCTGGGAGGTCGCCAGCACGCGCCTTGCTATAGGTGAAGTAGAGTTCATCTTCTCCGTTGCCGTTGCCGATTATGAACATTTGCCCACCACCCTCTACGGATGGGAGAGCGTTGTTCAACACGCCTTCTTGTTCGCGGTGCCGCCCGAACTCGTCCAGGCCGACCGCACCGGAGACACCAGCGACGGAGTTTGGTGTGGATGTCAAGACTTGCAGTTCCGAGAAACCGAACGATACGGTCTTTTTCGCGGACATCTTATCGCGCTTGCGGTCTAAGCTCTGCTTGGAGCGCGTCATAGCGCGTTCACGCATCCACTCTGGAACGCGGTCTAGCGTCACTCGGAGGCGTTTCATAGCCTCCTTAGCCTTCTCCTCGCTATCGGCGCACTCGTAGGACTGTGCGGCCTCTGAGAAGATGGTTCTCCACAGGAAATAGTGGATTTGGAGGGTCGTGATGCCTAACTGACGGGCTTTCACGGCCACCATACTGTAACCAGCGTGCCATTCACGCAGAAGGTGACGCTGGATGGGCCACATGACCCACCGGGAGATGGTGCCGTTACCCTTGTCCCAGAGCCAACCGTAGTTGTCGATGAAATACTCGGGACTCTCGGAGCATCTACGCCACTCCCACTCGCGGAAGGCTTGTATCTGGGCGTAATCGCCCTCACCTTTCCGCAAACGCTCGAATATCAACGTGAACTCTAGTCGCTTGCGGTCACGGAAGCTGAGGGACGCTTCGGCAGTCACTTCTTCCTCTCGGACAGTTCCTCGCCATCAAGAATAAACGGCTTCTGGCGGGTGTAGTCCGACTCGTCTATCGCTACCGTGGCCTCATTAGCCAGTACGCCGGCACTATCGCGTGCTTTCCAGCCGTCAGAGAAGGCTAAACGGTGCAAGAAGAAACCCCCGGCGATGCCGAGGGCAAACAAGAGGACGTATACGGCTGCTTGTATCATTTATCTTCTCCCCCCGAAAAGTCTGGCGACGGAACGCTCCCGCAATAAACAACGGGCGCACCGCCGATTTTTCTTACCTGTTTTGACGGAAACGCCTCAAAGATGTTAAGCCGCTCGTACCTTATGGGCCACCGTTCCCTTGCCCACACTGGAAACCAACGCTCCTTAAACGCCTCACGCCAATCGGAGGGCCACTTATACTCGTTTTTGATTCCATAGAAGCGGGCTGTCGCGGTAAAGGTGTTAAACCTAGAAGATATGTCCCGCCGCAACCTTATAGAAATGGCGTTCTCTATGTCGAACCTAGCCGCAACAAGGGTTTCATCAGAAACACGCTGGGCCAAACCAAACTCTTGGGCCGTCAATATAACACTATGCTCTTTCAT